ATCCTGGACGCGGAAAAAAACGTCTCCGCGCCCCCGCCGAAGGACCATTCGGCGAGGGCGCGGAGACGTTTTTTTCCGCGTCCAGGATCAGGCCATTGGCGACGTATTGGGTCTGGAAAGCCTCGAAGACCGGCCAGATTTCCAGCAGGGCGTCGATGCCTTCGGGCGAGACCGGCACAGCATCGCCAGCCTCATCGCCTACGCCCTCCCAATCGAGCACAGCACGACGGGCGACTGCCTTGGCCAGCCCCGCGCCGGTGATCTGGGTGCGCCAGGCGGATTTCAGGCCGTTTCCAGCCTGGCGCATGGCGGCGGTGACGGCGCGTTCCCCGGCCGCGACCTCGGCCGCCATCAGGGCGACGATGTCAGGATCGATGTCGAGCTTCAGTTTCATTCGGGCCTCAGATCGACGGTCCAGACCAGCCGTTCCCGGTCACGGACGGGTTCGCCCTGAATGAGGAAGGCCTCCCCGCCAATCTCGATCTGGTCGCCGGGGCGCGGGTTCGGCACCTCGGTCACGCGCAGGTCGACACGGGTCGTCTCCGACCAGAGCCGGGCATCGCCAAAGTTTGTCACCTCGTCCGGCCGTCGGACCACGGCGCGCACCAGAACAGGCGCGCCGCCATCGGATGTGTAGATCGCCTCCACGCCGATGTTGGGATCGGCGAAGAGCATCTCGATGGCGGCGGCAAAGGCACTCATCACGTCCGCCGCGCCGAGCGCAGCACCTGCGGGCGGGTGCAGATCGGCAACGGATTGCTTTCGATCTCGAGACGCACCCATTCGTCGCGATCCCGGTCGGGGATCATGCGGGCATAGAGCGGCTGGCCCAGCGTGTTGACCGTCTCGAACGTGTCGGCGGGGGCGTGGTAGATTTCGAACAGCCCGTCCACGGCCTCGGGGTAGAACACCGCCTTGTCGGTCGCCACCCCAAAGCCCGCACCGCCCCGATAGCGGCGGAAAGTGATGCCGCCGAAGCTGACTTCGTCGGCGATGCGCGACCGCAGATCGGCGGCGGCGGCGGTGTTGAGGTAGGTTTCGCGGACCTCCTTGTGCGCCACCAGATCGGCGAAGAAGGCCGAGCCGCACTCGGCACGCAGGGCGATGGCTCCGGTGGCAAGGCCGCCCATGGTGTCTTCGACGCTTTCGATCAGCGCCTGGCAGCGTTTGCGCAGCGCACCCGAGGCCGGGGTTGCGTTGTCGAGGTCGAAGTCCACCTCGGTCGCCGGAGTGATGCCGAACTCGGTGAAGTAGTTCACCACCGTCGCCCCGTCGCGCGGGTCCTTCACCAGCCCCTGGATGCCGTTGAAGAGGTGGTACTCGAAGGTGGTCTCGGCGTCGTTGCGCAGACGGCCCAGCTTGCGGGCGACTTCGGCCTGCACCTGCTGGGTGGCGGATTCCGACCCGTGATCCCGGACCTGCTGGATTTCCGAGGCCCAGATGACGTCCTGCTTCTTGAACTGGCGGCAGACGAAGGCGCGCATGTCGCGGCGTTCCGGGGTCTGCTGGTCATAGGCAGAACCCCGTTCCGAGAACGGGATCAGCGACAGCGTGCCGTCGCGGCTCTCGATCACGACGGTGCGAGAGCGGACGCCGCGCGGTCCGAACAGGCCCGACCCGGACAGGGTGGCGGGTTTGTAGGGGATGTTCTCCAGTGCGCGCGTGAGTTCGATGATCGAGAAGGCATCGCCTTCGAAGATGTCCATGCTGGCCATGGGGTGCCTCCTGATTTGGGGTTAGCGAACGAGGATGCCGAGAGTCAGAAGGGCTGCGTAGGCAGCGGCAATCTGCGGCGCGGTCGGCGTGCCGGGGATGGTGATTTCATACTGGTTGACGATGGCGGGGCCGCGGATCAGCACGACGGCATTCTTGTCGCCGCCGCTGGCATCGACACTGTCCCAGAGGATCGCGGCGGCCGTCTGTGTGCCGTTCGAGGCGGCGGGATCGTGGGCCGCGTATTTGCCCGAGGCGGTGATCTTGCCCAGAATGGTACCGGGCTGCAGATTGCCCGAGGCCAGGATGACGGTGCTGCGGCAATAATCGCGCAGCGCTTCCCAGACGAGGAAGCCACCGGCGTGCGGGAGCTCAGAGAGGATCGGCATGGGTCTATCCTTTCAGACGGAAGGTGCGGGCGATGACATCGCCCCAGGGGCGCGCGCCAGAGGGGCGGCCGGGTTGCGGATGGGCGGCGGAGATGTCGGGTTCCGTCTCGGCGCGGAGGGCCAGGAGCGCGGCGCGGACCTCGTCAAGACCGGCGTCGCGTTCGAGGAACCGGCCCGCCATTTGCGGCTGCCCGGCGAGACGGCAGAGATCCACGACGGTGCGGGCATGGGCGAGGACGTCAGCGCGCATGGTGGCGGGATCGACAATGGGGACGGCACTGGCGGCATCTGGTGCCACCGGCAGCGCGCCGGGATCACGGGGCGGATCGGGCTCAGCGGCGGGCCGATCACCGTTCAAGAGGTCACCGTTCTCCGCGACACTTTCCGCATCTTCGTCGGACGTGGCTGCCTCCAGCACATCGTCGGCATCTGCTTCCGCAGTGCCCGAAGGTTCATCCTCAGCCGCATCGCCCGCACCCTCGACCAACTCTGGCGGTGCATTGCGGAAGCGTCCAACGTCGAAGCGCGCGGCGATGCGGACCGGTTCTGCGATGCGGTCGGCAAAACCGAGATCCCGCGCATCCTTGGCATCGAGCCAGGTTTCCGCCGCCATCAAGGGGGCAATCTCTTCCTGCGACCGTCCGGACTTGGCGGCGTAGCCTTGCAGCAGGCTGCCCTTGATCTTGTCCAGCGCCTCGGCCATCGCCCGCATGTCGATGGCCGTGCCCATGACCATCCCGGCTGGATCGTGGATCATCAGGAAGGCATTCTCCGGCATGACGATCTCGTCGCCCGCCATGGCGATATAGGACGCCGCCGAGGCCGCGATGCCGTCGATCCAGACCGTGACCGTGCCGGAATGGCGCTTGATCGCGTTGTAGATCGCGACCGCATCGAAGACCGAGCCTCCCGGGCTGTTCAGCCGCAAGGCCAACGGCGTGGCATCCGGCAGCGCGCCAAGTTCCGCCAGAAACCCCTTGGCCGAGACGCCGTAGGCCCCGATCTCGTCATAGATCACCACCTCCGCGCCGGTGCTTTGGGCGCGGATCGTGTACCAACTGTTCATCGGCTTACGCCTCCTGTTCTGTCTCGGTTTCCGGCTTGCGGGTTGGTGTGGCCCGCGCCCCCTGCGTCTCGCCCGGGCTGGTGCGATAGGTGAGACCCATGTCCCCGGCACGTTTCGCATCGGCGGCATTCTCGCGGTCGATTTCCTCGACGTCGTAGCCGGTGGCCTCGACCACCTTGCGGCGCGAGATGATCCCCGCCTCCATCGCCAGCACCTGCGCCTGAATGTCCTTCAGCGGATCGACCCAGTCCCAGCGTGGCGGGATCCAGTTCACCGGGCGATAGCGCGAAGGCGAGCGAGCGAAGTCGGGCAGGTCCAGCGCCCCCGACAGCACGGCCGTTTCCAGCCAGCGCGCCCAGACCGGACGGCAGAGCTGGTGCGCAATCACCCCGTGCTGCAACTGCTCGACTCGGCGGCGGAACTCGACCAGTTCGGCCCGCAGGCTGGAATAGTTGGCCTGGCGCACGTCGCCGGTGACCAGGTGATACGGCAGCCCAAGCGAGGCCGAGACCGACAGCAGCGTCCGATACTGGAATGCCTCGTAGCCGCCGCCGACATCGGCGGGGCTGGAGAACTTCACATCCTCGCCGGGCAGCAGCACCTGCAGCGTGCCAGGCTCCAGACTGACGGTCGCCCCACTGTCATCAGTCGCTTCGATCTCGCCCATCAGCTGTTCTTCGGGCGCGGTCTTGGTGATGAAGCCCGCGAACATTGCCGCCGTCTTCTTCCGGTCGAGTTCGGCGTCGTCGTATTGATCGAGCAGGAACAGCCGCACCATCGCCGGGGCCACATGCGGCAGGCCCCGGATTTGCCCTGCGTCGATGGGCCGGTAGATGTGCAGAACGTCCCCAGCCGGAACGCGGACCGTTTCGGGTGTGACGAATCCCTGATCGGTGCTGTCGCCGGGATGGCGGCGGCGGAAGTGGTAAGCAACGCGGCGGCCGATCGCATCGAACTCGATGCCACAGCGAATGCGATTTCCGTTGGCCGCCGCCTCGGTCTTCTCAAACGGCAGCATTTCCGATTGCAGCAATTGCAGCTGGATCGGCACCAGCAGCCCATCTTCGGCCCGGCGCGGGCGCAGCCGGACGAAGCATTCGCCCGCGACGAACATCTCGCGCGCCACCATCGCCTGCAGGCCGTAGAAATCGGTCAGCCCGTCCGCATCGGCCTCATCGGTCCAGGCAAGCCAGAGCCGCTGAACCTGATCCCGAAGGGCCGGATCCTCGATCAGCGACGAGGGCTTGATGCCGTCGCCGACCAGGTTCGACGCAAAGGCCTCGCAGGCATTGGCGGCATAACCGTTGGTCACCACCAACTCGCGCGACCGCGCCAAGGCCAACCTGACCAAAACCGAGACCGAGGCGGTCAAGACCCTTGGCGAGGTCCTATCCGCAACCTACAGGAGCAAGCGATGACCGAAGCGTTCAAGAGCATC